TGTACCTGTTATTTTTTCTTTAGTCTTAACAAGCTCTTTTCTTTCTGTAATTAAATGTTGAATTGCTTGTATACTATCTTTTCCAAATAATTTTTTTAATTTAATTACATTATTCAAATCTTTTGCATAAAAATCAAGTTCCCCTGCTAATCCTTTAAAAGCACGACCCTGATCCGATGCCGCAATCTGCATACCTATTATAATATTTCGGAAATTTGTTCCGGCTATCTCTGCTTGTGGAATTACTTTCCCTAATAATTCTGTAGCCGCCACTGATGTTTCAAGGGATATTCCTGCTTTTGAAGCAACGCCTGCAAACTTCGCCATTGCCTCATTTATATAAGATATTTCTTTTGTTGCTAATTTCGAAGCTGCCGCCAAAACATTTATAACACGCCCCGCATCTGAGGCAGGAAGGTTCATCTGATTTAAGGTATCACCTAGTGCCTTTATAGAAGTTTCTAAATCTATCCCCGAAGCCTCACTTAGTGTTATAGCTTCTTTTGTAATTTCAGCAAGTGCTTTACTACTTTTTAATAGTTCAGGGCGGGCACTTCCCATTAATTTAAAGGCATTAAGTATTTCAGAAGCACTTGAAACGCTTTGATTGCTCATTTCAATAGATTTTTTCTTAAAAAAATCTAGGTCTTTTCCAACTGCTCCAGTAATTGCTGATAAATCTTTTAATGCGGATTCTTGTGTTGCAAAAGCTTTTACAGATAAAGCTCCAACAGCTGCAATAGGTAACGCAATCGAACGAGACAATTTTTTTCCCATACTTTGCATCTTTTTGCCAGTTTTTTTCATTTTTCTCTGGACATTCTGCATTTTTGTAGAAAAATCCTGAATGTTAGCTCCAACACGAATATTTATATCTCGTTTTCCCATTACAATTTATTCATAACGTATTTTTCTCTGTCCGTCATTTTCTTTTTTTTAACCTTTTCCCAAGCAAACCTTATTAACTTTTGCGGAGTTCTCAATTTATTTTTTCTGTCCAATTGAATATTTACTAAATGCCATGTGCTAAACCTCACTCTTTCCCATTCTAATTGTTCCTGTTCTGTTGTTTTTTCGCTAAATGCTTCACATAACAACTCAAATTCATAAGGTTTTAATTCAAAGAACTCTTTTTTGGAAATGCCAACTTTAAACGCAATTTTTAATAAATCTGTTATTTTTATTTTGCTTTTATCGTTGGCTTTTCCTTTTTTTCGCTAAATGCTTTTTCAACTTCTGAAACGAGTAAATTCATATTTTTAACACTTAACCACCCCCCAACATCTTCTTTTGTTATTTCAAAATCTTGATGTTCTGTTCTCGCGCCCTCCCGAAATCCTTCAAAAGCTAAAATACGCAAATGCTTAATACTCATATTCTCACCCAATTTTGTCATTGACACTCCTGTTATTTCTTCAAATTCAGCAAGTGTATTAAAATTGCAAACAAATTTATAATTTTTGAATCTCATTTATGTATATGTTTTTTCTACGATTTTACCAGTTCCCTCAAAAGAAAATGAACCTGAAATATTGTCCTCCAATGGCGCTGATTCATCTAGGCTCACTAATCTTGCATCACCCTGTAAATATTTATCGGAAGAAACATTGCTTGTAAATTTCAATGTTACCTTGGTCCGATTGGTTATTAATGCAAACAAATCTGAGAATCCATAAGCCGCATCTTCCGCCTGCAGAAAATCCCCATCCATTGTCCAATCTACTATTCCCTCCATCGTTTCCTTACACCCCGCAGAATCTTTATTTGTTGTTTCCCTTGTCGCTTGGGTTACGGTAAATGTATGTGATGTGGTATTTGCAATCGCTGTACCATCAACATAAACTTTTACAAGTGTGCCATTTCTAATTCCTACTGTTGCTGTCATAATTTTTCCCCCTTAAATGTATTTATTTTTTTTCAAATATTTTATAATTTTTTTCTTTTTCATAATTTTATTCTTGCTTCATAAGATTGCTCATTAAAAAAAACTTTTGCTTTATCATCATATCCGTTTTTTTCTCCTTCATAATTGATTTTGTCAATTACATTGCCTTTATTTGTTCCACCATATCTGTCTAAAACTGATCTAACAGCCTGCATAACATCCTGTAATTCATCATAAGTATTTGAAAATCCTGCAATTAAAAAACTATAAACATCTAATTTAGAAACATCATCTTTTGTTGGATGTGGCTCATTTCCCTCAACTAAATAAATTAAAAAAGGAAATGCGGTGTCTTGTGGTGTGCGTATTGGAAATATTTTTGTTCCAACAAATCCGCTAACTGTTGCATCTGTTTTCAAAATATCAAAAATGCTTTTACCTATCATAGTCTGCCTTTTTTAATTTCTTGCTGTATTTTTTTTACAAAAAAATCATCAAACCTTTTAATTGTTTTTCCCTCACCTCTTTGTTTGCCGGATAAAAGCATAAATTTTCCCCTTTGTCCTTTTTTGCCTTTCTCAATCCAAAATCCATAAAAGCCATCATTCGATGCTTTAAATCCTACATGAAATCCTAAATATAAAATAGGATTTTCCCCTTTGCCTTTAAATCTTTTAAAAGACTTTTGTAAATTACCTATTTCATAAATTGCACGCCCTACGCCTGCAGATTTTCTTATTATCACTCTATCAGCTTTGGGAATTTTGCTTTTAATATCTTTGTACATTGGAGAACTTGCAATTGTAATTATTTTTAATATCGTTTTTTTCCTAACAACATCAGCCGCATTTTTCAAAATCCGTTCAGCTTGTTTATAGTCAATATTTATAGTTTGATTTACCATAATGCAACAATATTGCTTGCTGTTGTATCCGTTGAATAAACAATTTTACAAATAACAGGTAAAAACGTTCCTTCAGGAACATTCTTAAATGTTAAAATATCATCTCCGGCTGTTTTTACCTTCACATCCCCCGAAGTTCCAACATACAAAATTGCGGCAGTATTTAAAAAGTCGGTATCAGATGGCGTTACTGCTTTACCATTATTGCTAAATGTTCTCATAATTATAATTTTTTAATACATTTCAATTTCAAATAATTTTTTCGTCCACGTTCTTCGATATAGTTAATCTGATAATAATTACTGTTGTAAAGCACTCGCATGGTTTCATCAATTCCTATTCTATATCTAATCGTGAAAATAACCTCATTTTTTGCTGTTAATTTTTCCGCCTCAACATCCTCCGTTCCACCTGCGTAATAAATATTTGCCCAAACGTCATATTTGTTTTTCCATGTTTTAACCCGCTGTCCGTAATCATCAGCTGCCTCAATAAATTCTTCAATAGAAATTTTTCTATCCATCATTCCTATGTTCATTTTTTGAGCCATATTAAAAACAATTTACCCTGTAATTATCTAATAAATAACGACTTCCAAAAGGCAAAACGTGAAGATTGAATGTTGAAACATCTTGTCTATTCTCGTATAAATTGCCAATTATCATTAACATTGCAATTTTAATTGATTCAGGCACACTATCGGCATCAACATAACCACTTACATATGTTATTTTTACAGCATTTGTTCGTAATTTTGTGGATGGGAATACTTTATTTTCTGACAAAGTTAATCGTGATGGCTCTGTAATTAAATCCTCATCGTAAATTGCAGAATTTAAAGTTTGTAAAACATTAGAGGTATCATAATATTTGACATTACTAATAGATTTTACAGGGCTGCCAGACAAAATCATTTCATTATAAAATCTATCAAAATACATTTCATAAGTCGCTGGCATTAGCTGCCTATTAGTGTATTTTTCAACTTCCATCCGTGCTGCTTTAATCATATTAGTAATCAAAGCATTGTCATCGGTAAAATCATCTTTCAATTTAAGATAATTTAATGTTTCTGACAATACCAAAGGCTCAGATGTCGGTTCTGTAATAATTTTATAAGTCATTAAACAAAATTTTTAGCTTTTTAAATCCTAAACGTTTATCAAAATTCACCCCTTTTTTAGCAAGTTCATCCTTATAATATTCTTTGTTTTTAATAGGAATTGCTATTATTCCCTCCATCCGTTCAGCTACACCATCCCGAATAAATCTTTTTGCTTCCGTGTTTGGAATTTCAGCCTCAGCACCTTTGCCAAAGCTGAAATTTTTACCCGCAAGACTTGTTAGAAATCTTATTTTCATTTCCTTAAATTTTAAGTTGCAGCATTAACCAAATATTTTACCGGATGTGTTCCTGCATCAAGTAAATCTCCATCGTGGCGGCTAAACGCTAAAAATCCTTTTTGTAAATAATCCATATATTTTTCATGGAAAATTACCATTGATTTACCTCCACTATTTCGGATTAGATATTTTTTAAAATCCCCAAATGCCATAAATTTATTGGAAGCTCCAATATCATCCATGCTGTCATTTATAACAAATTGTTTTCCTTCAATTAGGTCAGGTTGTCCCGCAATAGCACTCGCCTGATATAAAGGACGTGAATCTGCAGTTCCAAAATCCAATTTTCTAATAGCGTTCATGGTCGCATCGGAGAACATTAAAATACCCTTTTTTCTGTAACTAATACCAACAGAATGGATTAAATCAACGATATCATCCCTTGTAACGGCCGATGCAGTTGGTGTTATTCCGCTATCCGTTGCGCCTGTAATTACACCATTTGGCTGTGAACTTCCTGTTCCTGTTGTGAAATGATCAGATAAAATTCTGGCAAGTCTCTCACCAAGAATTTCAGCAAGATAATTTCCAATATTGAAAGCTGAATCCTGCAAAAGCTGAATACTTACACGCACAAGCTTTGAAGTGTACATATAAGCCCCAAGTGTTAGAATATCAAAAACTGTATCCTGCTCACTTACTGGGGTATTTTCACTTAAAATTGCACCTTTATTTCCTGTATCATTG